AAGACTTATGACTTCTTCATAGGGAATATGAATCTAGAATAAAAATAGGATGAAATATATAAAGCCGCGTAATCTTTCACTAATCCTATTTTTGTAATGAATGACGGTTCAAGTCATGATTCTAATTAACACACGTCTTTGTTAAAAGGGATAGACGTTGATATGTTTCGATCTGCGTATGATGGATTGAGTTATAAATTCTAATTTACCCCATTTCAATCTAGAGAATTCGTATAAGCAATGACAGCTACGAATATAGATTTCTTCTCTAGTATGATTATTAATAAGAAGAGATTTAAATTTATGAAAGGGTAAATACAAGGGACTGTGTTTTCAGGACATCCACTCAGAACAACCCTTGGTAATTCAATTAGAGTTTATTATTATGTTAAATATATTTTACATTTAGCGAATATATCTAAACATAAGATTTTTGTATGCGGAGATGATACATTAGTTATCTTAGAGAAAGAAGATGAATAAATCTTTCGAGAAAAATTTGATCTTATTTATGCTAATTCATCAGAATCTTTTCACGGATTAGGCTAAAGAAGTAAAGGACTAGAGATCAAAGAGAAGTATTTTACTTTCCTTTCGTTATTAGGAGAGTATACTCCCGACATAGGAGTGAGATTATTCAGAAACGCTTCGCGAATAATTTTCCTATAAACTCGGAGTTCTTCGAAATTGTCAGATAATATGTTGAGATAGGCGATGGCTGACTCAATATATTTGTCTGGAAATACGTTAGAATTTGTTAAAGGCTTGCTTAGACATTAATTGAAACCATCGAAGTCACTAGATATATCGAGAACCTTGAATACACCAGGGATTACCAAAACAGGTAGGAAATATCAAGCATTAGCTAGTAAATTCAATGGAAGACCGGATGATGATGTTATATATATGAATATGATTAATGCTGTCGGCGACTATGCTGGGCGTTGTGATCATAATTAATATAGAATTATGGTAGAAGGAACTAAGTCTAATACTTATAATTATCTGTGGTTGTAAAACAGAGCATCACCAGGGTAAGCGGAGGGTTATCATAATACGCTTAACTAGCGTGTTATGAGTGTGTCCGAGAAAGGATACATTGTCAGAAATTCAGTAACATGAGTAACTGACGGTCTCAGTTAATAAAAGTCATTAATAAACAGTTCTTCATGTTTAACAATTTTGTGAAGGCGGTAGGGTAACCGAGAATTTAGCCCCAATTGAGAATGTAAACACCATAAACTCAATTAGTACAGTATGTGTTTAAAATAAGAGCGAATCCGATCATGTAGGTGCTTTGAATAATAATTAAAAATCTAAGAAATAGAATTATAAGAATAAAACTTCAAAGAACAATAACAAGAGGAAAACATAAGCAACTTCTAGTTTATAAAATACTAACTAGATGTAACTTATGAGATAGTTAACGTCCTAAGTTAAGAAATTGAAGTTAGCATAAACGCTTACAGAACAAAAAGGAGATAGATAAAAGAGAGGAATGCCTAGCAAATAACTAAGGTCACTTGGAAAAGATGGGTATAAATATGCTATGAGTATATTAGCGCCCTTTGAATGTGACGTGGTTAGAGGACCTAGTGATTTCTATTAGCCTACATCTATTTTATCTTGGTAATTCGAGACCGATGTGACATTTGGGTCAGTTGCGAGTGGTGCTATTGTGTTATATCCTCACAATACGCAAACTTAATACTCAGCAAATGCACCAGTTTGGTTTAACGTTATGCCAGGTGGTTCTTAGCCTCCAACATATGTGGGAGGCGCGGGTATATCAGTTTATGATTCTATTTTGAAAGGTTTAGGTTCTACAAGTCTAGCTGACACTAACGGAAGATATCTGAGTTATAGAGTTGTAAGATGCGGAATAAAGATATTCGCACAAGATAATATAACCATAAAACAGGGAGTATTGACAATGGGCTGCATCCCTGGGAAAGAAGGTACGTATAATTCAAGCGGATAGGCAATTCCTACGGTAGCGTAGATGAGATAATATCCAACTTCATTTGAGGTGCCAATAGCATCGATAGGTGAAGAAGGGTCAACTTATGTATGGTTACCATTGGATCCAGCAGATATGATTTTCTTGCAAGCTTTTGAAGGAAATTCAGCTGGTAATTCAGATAACATCACGTTAACGTCATAATATAGATCTCCTATTATAGCCTTATTTTCGAATTTGTAAAACAATGCCAAATTTAGAATTTAAGTAAATATAGGTTATGAATTTATTCCTACACCTAGCTTTGAAGCATGGGCTCCGGTCGTAAAATCCCCTATTAATACCGATATTACTAGGGAGTTGAATTCCGAATTGGGGTCTAATATTTTTGAGGCGGTAACAGGCGATTTAGGGAGAAGTTTAATTAGATTGCTCCCTCACGGATAATTGATCGGAAGCGCTCTTAATATGATCAATTGAGTATTTCAGAATATATAGAAACAATTTTATCTTTATATATATATACTCGCAACTAGAGATTAAATTTATGAATACTTGGACTGAATAATCCATAATAATTTATTGTTAATATCAAACATAAATTAGATGGATAATTCGGGTCTTACAGAATAAATGAAATTATAGTTGCAAACGGTTCTTACAACGAACAGAAGGAACGAGAGAAGAAATTCTCTAGTCTTCAAGGGTTGTTCACGCCGCGTTAAGACTAAAAATTAACGAGAGATGAGAGTATACACTACTGAAGGTGTATACGGGTATTTTCAGAATATATATAAAGCATCTTTGCATATATATATTTTACTCGCAGCTGTACAGTAGTAATTTATGTAAGTTACGTGCCATAATCCACTTCAACAATATGTTAATATCAAGCATAAAATTAAGTGGACACTATAGGGATCTTTCTTAATAGATGAAAGTACAGATGCAAACGGTTCTTTAAACAATG